GTTGGATTCCCGTGCCGACCTCCTCGACGAATGGATCGCGAGGTGGAGTGCTGAAGACGGATTCCACATGTTGGCGCTGGGCGACGATAACATCATGATGTTCGTCTGTCACAGGCGCGGTTGGGTGGGCAAAAACGCTCGATTCGCAGCATACGATCTGGCCACTTGTGATAAGACTTGTGGATTGGATGTGCAGCTGTGCTTTGTGGATCTTATGCGGAAGGGCGGGCTGAGCGACAGAGAAGCGAAAGCGCATCTGGAACGCTGCAAGGGCCTGAGGGAGTTGAAGATACGCGGGGAGCCCAAGGACAAGAAGTTTTACTGGAATGCAACCGAGGTTAGTACCGTGACAGGGAACCCCTTGACGTCATTGCAAGCGGTGTTTTGCCAGCTTCTGTTTGTCTGTATGGGTTGGGATCAATGGGTGTCCGGTGATGCGGATGATCCAGAGAGGTTGGCGCTGCTCATTCATGATGCGGGGACTGCGAATGGTCACCTGTTGGAGTGGGAGTACGACATCGGCGATGCTTGCCGCTTCTCGAAAATTACCCGACGAACCTACCTGGGTGGATGGTTCGTTCCGGATGAAGACGGAATTAAGTGGTGCCCGATGGCATGGCTGAAGACGTTCTGTCTGTTCCCCGACACTGAGAAGATCTATGGGGGGGACAACCATATGGAGATGCATGCTGCGGCGATCTCAACTGATGCGGGGATGTTACGAACCCCCATTGGGTCGGCCTTCTGCCAAATGATGAGCCGATTGGCCAGCGCCGCTGGTTTGACCAAACTGGACTTTGAAGAGGCTAAGCTCAAATTGCACCTGAGCAAGAGCTGGTATCAACGCCTCAAGAAGACTCCTCTCACCCTGAAACCTGTCAAGGATCAAGCATTTTATGCGGCTTTGCAGGATCTGTGTTATAGCAGAGGGTTTGAGGATCCCATTCCGGAATGGTTTGACCTCGAGGCAGAGCTGTTTGCGATCAACAGCCTGCCGGCCACGTTGGGCACGAGTGGAATCCGTTGCCTTTACCAGCCTCGTTTTGGCGCGCCGAAAATTGCGCGGTCGGGACGGCTGGACGTGTTTGCCGCGTTGCAAAGTATCGTCCGGGACACGCGATTTGCCATCGTTAAATTAGGCTACTCTTATTGCATGCAACATGACAGGCAAGAAGAACAAACAGACCAAGCAGGGCAACCAGCCCATGCAAGTGGTGCAGAGCAAGCGAGCGAAGAAGCGAGCGAATGCGGCGCAACGCCAAGACAATCAGAACATGGCCTCTCAGGGAGCCATGGCGACTGTGGGCGTGGCGCAGGGGAAGGTCAAGAAGACGAGTCGCCCGAAGATGAACACTCTCAGAAACGGAGATTGTCACATCGTTCATCGGGAGTACATCCAGGACTTGACAGCACAGAATGCAAATCCGTCACTGTTCAATGTGGCGGCCAATTTGCCGTGCAACCCAGGTCAGGCGGGAACGTTCCCCTGGCTGAGCAAGATCGCCGCGAATTTCGAGTCCTACAAGTTCAACAAGCTGAAGTTTTGTTACGAGACGGAAGCGCCCTCCTCACTGGGGGGGACTCAAGTGTTGGCTGTGGACTACGACGCCTCGGATGCCGCCCCGCTGACCAAACAGCAAGCCCTGGCCTATCGTGGGTCAGTCCGCTCGCCCCCATGGCAGAATTGCTGCCACACCTCTCTCAAGGAAGATCTTTCCAAGGAGAAGACTTACTATGTCAGAACTGGTGCCGTGCCTGCCAACACGGACATCAAGCTGTACGATGTGGGAAATCTCTTCGCGATCAACCAGGGGGTGACAACGGCGGCAGCGGTGACGGGCGAGCTGTACGTGGAGTACGACGTGATACTGATGACGCCGCTCTACGAACAGTCGGCTACGAGCGGGATCATGACTGCAGCTGCGGGAACGGTCGCAAGTCCACTGCTGAACGGCGTTGCGACTGGGTCGATAGGCA